GTGCACAGGGTCCACAGGGATACACTGGTTCGATTAGTACCGTAGCTGGACCACAGGGCCCACAAGGTTACACTGGTTCGATTAGTACCGTAGCTGGACCACAGGGCCCACAAGGTTACACTGGTTCGATTAGTACTGTAGCTGGACCACAGGGTCCACAGGGATACACTGGTTCGATTAGTACCGTAGCTGGACCACAGGGTCCACAAGGTTACACTGGTTCGATTAGTACCGTAGCTGGACCACAGGGTCCACAAGGTTACACCGGTTCGATTAGTACCGTAGCTGGACCACAGGGTCCACAAGGTTACACCGGAAGTGTTGGTGCACAGGGTCCACAAGGTTACACCGGATCACGTGGAGTACAAAATGTTCCAGCATCATCCAATACCACGCTAACTACTGCTGATGTTGGTAAGACGGTAGTAGCAACTAGTACTATTACAGTACCAAACAGTACATTTGCTTCTGGCGACATCGTTAGTATATTCAATAATACTGCAGGAAACATTACTATTACTTGTAATACGACTACAACTTATCTAGCAGGAACATCAACAACAGGTGCAACAAGAACACTAGCACAACGTGGTATTTGCACCATATGGTTTAACTCAGGCACAGAAGCTGTTATATCCGGAGCAGGATTGACCTAATATGTCGGCGCATCAGATGCTGTTTGCAAAGATTTCATTTAGTGGTTTTTCCGAAACATTCACTAGTGGTACTACCACAGTGAGCATTCCGCCTGGTGCTGCGCAAGTGCAAGTGCAAGCATGGGGTGGTGGTGGTGGTGGAGGATTGACAAGATTTAGTAAAGGATGTCAGGTAAACACCGGCGGTGGAGGTGGCAGTGGCGCATATGTAAGAAAAACGCTAACTATTCCTTCTGCAAATTGGGGGAATAATATTAGTTACTCTGTGGGTACTGCAGGAAACGGAGGTAGTCTTCCAAGTCCATCTACTCCTGGAGGAAATACTTCAGTTAGTAGTGGCACATTTACTATACCTACTACAATTGCGGCACCGGGCGGATTGCTCGGAACTGACGGGCTCCCTGGAACAGGAGGATCGGGAGGTAGTCCTGCTTCAGGTGGTGATTGCGGATTTAACATTAATGGTAATGCTGGTACTACCGGTGGACTATGTGCCCCAACATCTCCTGGTGGAGCTGCACGAACTAGTCCACCAGGAACAACACCATCGTCTAGCGGAGGAGCTGGCGGAAATGGTGGTACCGCCCCAACTGCTGGTGTTAACAACGGGCAACCTGGTGGGACAGGACTAGTCATATTCACTTGGAGTTAATCATGCCTATATTTGAATTTAATGAACAATACTATAGTAAAACTTATAAAATTTTTGGATCATATACTAGAGAAAACAGATTTACAATATTCAATCAGACCGAGCATATCCTATTTAAAAATGTTCTTCAGCCACAACCGGGTGATACTATATTAATAATAGGTGCAGGTTTTGGTTGGTTAGCCGAAGAATGGACTAATATGGGACTAGGACCAATTTGTGCTGTAGATACTTCGCCCTGGATTCAAGCAAATAAAATAACACAATCAGCAATACCTATATATGATCTAGACATCACTACTTCGCAGGGCAAAGATCAAGCTAAATCAATACTAGGAGTTGGAACCAACGACAAAATCAAATGGGCTATAACAGAAGATGTTACTCCTTGTCTGGCAGATTCTGAATGTTTAGAATTGGCAACACATCTAAGAACCATAGCAGAAACCGTAGTACACTATATTACTATCCCGGGCAACTATGAAAAATTTGCACCACACAACGGTAAAACTGCTCAAGAATGGAAAAATCTATTAACACCTGATCTGATAGCACCGCTCGATGGTAAATGCAATATAATATAACTTAATATTTTTGAGTTGTATTACGTTCTTACATAACTAAAAGTATGTACAACTGGAAAATATACAGAGTAGGGTCGATGCTAGGCATACAGTATCATTTTCCTAATCCTGGTGACGGTATTCCCATGCACACACATGGCGAAGAAGATAAACATAATGTTATTGTACTAAGAGGAACATGTGAAATATATGGGCCAAACAAAGCTTGGTCTTATGTTGTGCATGCTGGTGCAATTTTTCATTTTGCAGAACATGAACATGCTCACGAAATTGTTGCATTAGAAAAAGATACTCTTATAATCAATCAATACATTTATGGTGACAAATTTATTCATCTCAGGCCTGATATTGGAATGCACGATGATGCTGGACAAGATCCAAGATCAATTACTATTCCATTAGTATTACCAAAAAAGCAAAAGGCAAAAAAATGATCAGCTATGCATTACCGCCGTGCCCCGACCTAGCATGCAGAGAAGCTACATACGTATTTCGTTCTGGTTCTTTCAACGAAGAAGAAATTAAACAGATTGTTGATCTAGGCGAACGGTATTTAAGATTACAACCTGCTAGTACACTAGGCGATAATGGTGCGCCAAATCATTCCGTTAGAAACTCTGATGTTTCCTGGATTACACTTGGTCCAGATACGCAATGGATATACGATAGAATTGGCTGGATTGTACGGGAACTAAATGGACAGTTTTTTCAATTTGATCTATTTGGGTTTACAGAAGAATTGCAATACACAACATATGAAGGTAGCACAGATATCAACGAATGTGGTCACTATACCTGGCATGTGGATAAGGGGAATGCCGTTCAAGCACCTAGAAAGTTATCTGTTGTGATACAGTTATCTGATCCTAGCGAATACGAAGGAGGTAACTTAGAATTATTACTAGGTAATCAGCCGTTAGTATTAAAGAAACAACAAGGTTTACTGTACGCATTTCCTAGCTATACTTTACATCGAGTTACACCAGTGACTGCAGGCAAGAGAAGAACACTAGTTGTATGGCTTACAGGTCCAAAATTTAAATGACAACACTACACGTATTGCCAAACTTTGCTACACCTACAAATCTTGATCACAGGACAGACCCATTCTCGGTATCGGTATATAGATTTATCGAGTATATGGGACGTTGCGGTTGGCGCATGATACACTACGGACAACCTGGTTCAACTCCACAATGTGAACATGTGGATATTCCTTTTGAAAACTACGATCAGGCAAATGCTCTTGCAGGCCAAGAAATTGCTCAACGTAAACAACCCAACGACATTATAATATGCTGTTATGGCATTGGTAATATTGGTGCTACGCAACTTAACAGCGAACTTAAGGTTGTAGAACCTGCAATTGGTTACGCCGTTGATACCGTGTTTGCCCCGTATCGTGTGTTTACTTCCTATTCTCATATGCACATGTACTACGGGCATAAGAACATGCTGATGAACCCGTCTTGGTTTGATGCTGTAATACCAAATGGTTTTGAAGTTGACGAATTTGAATATTCTGCAGAGAAAGAAGACTACTTGCTAATCTTTGGAAGATTAATTGGTTCCAAAGGAATTGCATTAGCTGTACAGTTAGCAGAATATACTGGACATAGATTAGTAATCGCCGGACCGGGCAATCTTGCAGATTGTGGGATAGATCAAGCCCCACCCTTTGTTAGTGTTGTGGGGTCGTGTAATGCAGACCAACGTCGCGCACTAATGAGTAGAGCCAAAGCATTACTTGCGCCCACTATGTATGTGGAACCTTTTGGTAATATGGTTGTTGAAGCGTTATTTAGCGGAACACCTGTTATCACCAGTGACTGGGGTGGTTTCACTGATACCAATCTACATGGTGTTACAGGATATCGTTGCAGAGATTGGAGTGACTTTATTACTGCTGTTAATAATATTGGACAGATTAAACCCTCTGCATGTCGCGCTTGGGCAGAGTCTAAATTTACCAATACTATTGTTCACGAACAACTAGATCGATACCTTAGAAAAGTTATACGATCAGATTTTTATGCGGAAAACTACTGAAGGGTCTGATACACTCTTCAAACATATAATTATACAAGGAATAGAGGAAAAAGCATGCAAGTAACTTCGATCACCGTAGATAATTTTTATAGTAACGCTGATGCTGTTCGAGCGTTCGCGCTAAGTCAACCATTTGATGTTAAGGGAAACTATCCCGGAGCGCGTACTAAAACGTTCATTAACGATGGTGTTAAAAGCACTATACAGCAACTTGTACAACATGCGGGAGGCAAAATTACAAATTGGTTTGACATTGACGGACTAACGGGATCATTTCAAATTGCAACTGCAATGGATCGTACTTGGATTCATTCTGATAATTTTAATACGTGGGCTGCTGTGTGCTATCTGACCCCAGATGCACCGTTGAGCAGTGGTACGGGATTATATCGACATAAAGTAACAGGCAGAACTCGCCCGTTATCCCGCCAAGATGATACCAACTACAACTGCTACGATTATACAAAATGGGAAATGACCGATCGTATAGGTAACATATACAATCGATTGATCATGTACCGTGGTGATCTATTCCATGCTAGTTTGGATTACTTTGGGGACAATTTAGAAAACGGACGATTATTTCAGGTATTCTTCTTTGACACAGAGTACTAACGTATACAGTAAAATAAATAAAAGCAACCCCGGTGGTTGCTTTTTTTTTGACTAAATACTGCATAGTTGGAGCATATCAATGACGTCTAGTATTATTACATCAACAATTGACACAAGTTATCCCGTCGAAGGTGAAGATAACAGCAGCGTTGGCTTTTATGACAACTGGGCTGCTATTAAGCTAGGTCTTGATACTGCTGCTGTTGAAATTACATATTTGCAAGATAATCCAGGCTTTACTGGATCTCGCGGAGATACCGGATTTGTTGGTTCAGCTGGTACCAATGGTTCCAATGGGTTCAACGGATCACAAGGAGATTTGGGATTTGTTGGGTCGCAGGGTGCGCCCGGTGGACCACAGGGCCCATCGGGACCACAAGGTCCACTTGGTTATACAGGAAGTGAAGGTGTTGGAAGTGGCACTCCTGGTTACACAGGAAGCGCAGGTTCCGGCTATACAGGTTCAGCGAGTACCGCTGTTGGCTATACAGGTTCGGCAGCAGCTAGTAGCGGGGATGTCGTTGGACCTGCATCTAGTACAGCAAATTGTATTGCGATATTTGATGATACAACAGGCAAGCTATTACGCGAGACAACTGCAAGCATAACCGATGCAGGTGCTGCTGCATTCGCACCAGGCGTAGGTGTTGCAGTTACGCTAACTGCAGCAGCCGCTACTTCGGCATTAGTATCAAACGGTGCTGCACGTACTCCTGCTGTGCTTGCCGCATCGGGCACAACAGTCAATATAGATTGTTCGTTATCTAATGTATTCTATACAAACGTAGGGCACAACATTGCCACTATTAATCTAAACAATCCAACAGACGGACAAACAATCAACTGGTTCATTATCAGACCATCCAGCACTAACTACACAGTGGCATTACCCACTAGTTTGTTATGGGCAGATGGTATAGATGGAACTATAACAACTGGCACTACGGGATCAGTTGACCTGTTGGTAGCAACATACTTGTCAACTACCAGCAAGTGGTATGTAACCTTGCTAACGAATTTCAGCTAACATGACATTTGCTGTTAGACAAAACATCAATGCTGGCAACGTATTACGTGCTAGTTTACCTGCTGACGGCATTACCGATCAAATTGAAGGAAGACGTTCAGCTACATTATACCTGTATGTAACTAATAGCGGTACATGGTACACAAACGGATTCAGCAGTGCAAGCGGTACATGGAAAACGGGCGGCGGAACTACAGCTAATTACTGGGCACAGTTAGCGTTATCGTCTGGTTATTTGGATCCAATCAACTCTGCCGCCGCCGACACATGGTATCAGCTATCGACTACGCGCCAATGGGGTAGTACCATTTATGCTATCAGCGATAACTTTATAGTTGGAACACTTAGCATCAGTTCATCCTCTACTGGATCGCCCATTATTGCTAGTTGTTTTGTGGCGCTATCTTCGTCTGCAATTGGTAATGACTTTAGCGGATCTGGTCCAGGCAAATAATAATTAAAGGATAAGTTTTATGACTTCAGAAATCAATACATCAGGAATCGACGTTGCTTTCCCGGTTGCGGGAGTAAGTAATGATACTAAGGGATTCAGAGATAACTTTTTATCTATTAAAGCTAATCTGGATAAAGCAGCAACAGAAATTACTGCACTGCAAACTGATGTAGTAGGTAATGGATATACTGGTTCGGCAGGACCGAGCGGTCCATCTGGTGGATACACTGGTTCAGCTAGTACTGTTCGTGGATATACTGGATCTGTTGCGGTAGGATTTACTGGTTCAGTTGGTGCAGGGTATACTGGGTCAGCTAGTACGGCTGCGGGATATGCCGGATCAACGGGTGCAGGGTATACTGGGTCGGCTAGTACGGCTGCGGGATATGCCGGATCAGCTGGTGTTTTGTCAGGTACAAGAACAACTGCGTCTGTTACTACTACAAGTATAGCGAACGGGGCAACTAACAATCCTAATATTACCGGGTATAAGACGTATCTATTGTATAAAATTACTACTTCGGCTGCATGCTGGGTGCGATTATACACTACTACAGCTACTCGAACTGCTGATGCTTCGCGTTTACAAACTGTTGACCCTTCGCCAAATTCAGGAGTCATAGCGGAAGTGATTACTACAGGTGCAGAAACTATAGTCGTATCACCTGCAGCAATTGGATTTAATAATGAAACATCGCCAACTACAAGTATCCCGATTGCTGTAACTAATCTTAGTGGAGCAACTAGAACTATCACCGTGACATTAACATTAATGCAGATGGAGTAATCATCGTGTCTGAATTAAAAGAATGTGTTCAGATAATTTGATGTGCTCCTTGCTAATGCAGTAACTATTACTGTGTTAGACATTACAAAGGAGACAACACATGCGTTCATTTACTACACTAACCATGCCTCAGGCTGAGTTCCTCGTTGATTACCTACGTGGTACTGGTCGTGAGCTAACTGCTGCCCAGGCTGCTGCAACATATGGCATCCAAAATCTACGTGCTCGCATGAGCGAGATTCGTCAGGAGGGATTCCGTGTTCGCACTCGCCCAAACACAGTTGGCACGACCAATTATGCCATCAGCCGTCGTAAGGTTGGTCAGGTCTAATCCCTACCTCTGCGCAAGCAGACGTTGACTTCTCACCGCAAGAACGTTATACTTGCTGCCGGATCATGGTAACCGGCATTTTTTATCACAAGAGGTTCACAAATGAGTGACAAGACATTTAACGCAGAAGAGAAGGCCAAACTCGTACAACTAATTAACGAGGGTATGCGTGTACTACAGGAAGTAACCGACCTGCAGGAAGGACTTCGCGATACTGTTAAGGCTATTGCAGAAGAGCTAAATGTAAAGCCCAGCCTACTAAGCAAGGCAATCAAGACTGCGCACAAGAGCAGCTTTACTGAGCAGCAAAGCGAAATGGAAGATCTCGAAACCATTCTAATTACTGTAGGACGTAAGATCTAAACAATGTCTTACGTAGATGCATTACATGATCGTGACACAGATACCATCAAGGTGGTAGAGCGTGTGGGCGGTCAGCGCACGTTCGTTAACTATCCAGCCAAGTACGTGTTCTACTACGATGACCCCAAGGGCAAGCATAGAACACTATTTGGTACTCCTTGCACTCGTTTTGCGACTAAAAGTCTCAAAGAGTTCAACAAGGAGCGGCGTGTGTATAGCGGCAAGAAGCTGTATGAATCAGACTTCAAAGCTGTTAATCGCTGTCTAGAAGAATACTATTTGGGCAAGGATCAACCTGACCTACATATAGCATTCTTCGACATCGAAGTTGACTTTGACCCAGATCGTGGATTCAGTCCCACAGACGATGCGTTTGCTCCAGTTACTGCTATCACTGTGTATCTTAGTTGGTTAGATCAAGCAGTTACACTTGCACTGCCACCGCCCACCATCTCAATGGAGCAGGCAATCGAGTTTACCAAGACGTTTGATAACTGCATGCTGTTCGCCAGTGAAGCAGAACTGTTGAGCACCTTCTTAGACTTGATTGATAATGCAGACATCATGTCAGGTTGGAACAGTGAGGGATACGACATTCCCTACATTGTTAATCGCATCGCTCAAGTGTTAAGCAAGAATGACACACGCAGACTATGTCTGTGGGACCAACTACCCAAGGGTCGTGAGTACGAAAAGTTTGGCAATGTCCAAAATACTTACGACCTCATTGGGCGTGTACACCTGGACTACTTGCAGTTATACCGCAAGTTTACATATGAAGAACGTCACAGTTACAGCCTGGACTCAATTGGTGAATACGAAGTAAACGAACGTAAGACACCATACGAAGGCACACTGGATCAACTGTACAAGCAGGACTTTAAGAAGTTTATCGAGTACAATCGACAAGACGTTATGTTGTTGGTTAAGATCAATCGCAAGCTAAAGTTGATTGACTTAGTTAATGCCATTGCACATCAAAACACTGTGCTGTTGCCCACAACGCTGGGTGCAGTTGCTACAACTGAGCAGGCTATCATTAACGAAGCTCATGCACAGGGTTTGGTAATTCCCGACCGCAAGCGAGATCTTGTGGAAAAGGATGGCGAGGAAGAAGATGGTGCCGCTGGTGCATATGTTGCATATCCTAAGAAAGGTTTACATAAATGGATTGGTGCAGTAGACGTTAACAGTCTGTATCCGTCAGTGATCCGTGCATTCAACATGGGTCCCGAAACTATTGTTGGGCAGATACGACAAGACACTACCGAAGCATATCTTGCTAACAAGATGAAGACCGAAAAGGCATCACGTGCCAAAGCATGGGAAGGTATCTTTGCCACGCTTGAGTTTGATGCAGTACATGCTAAGGATCCGGGCGTTGAGATCGTTGTTGATTGGGAAACCGGCATCACTGAAACATACAGTGCTGCACAGTTGTACAAGTTAATCTATGATAGCAACAAGCCTTGGGCACTGAGTGCTAACGGTACTATCTTTACCTATGAGAAGGCAGGCATCATTCCTGGCTTGCTGGAACGTTGGTATGAGGAACGTAAGGCCATGCAGAAGAAGGCTAAGGAAGCAACAGATCCCAAAGATGCAGAGCATTGGGATCGTATCCAAAACGTGCGTAAGATTCAGTTGAATAGTTTGTATGGTGCAATCCTTAATCCAGGCTGCAGGTTTGAAGACCGCAGACTGGGACAAAGCGTTACATTAAATGGACGCCAAGTGGTTAAACACATGGC